ATTGCGGAAACGTTTGATAAGGCCGCGCTTAGAGGTTCTGGTGACAATTATGAACCATGTGGAATTGCAAATGTTTCTGGTATTAATACTGTAACTATCGGAACTGATGGTGGTGCTCCTACATTCGATCTTCTATATGATATGCAGTATGAACTTCAGCATGACAATGCATATAGAGGCAATCTTGGTTATGTATTCCACCCTGCAATCAGACGTAGACTAATAAAACAGAAAGTTGCACAGTACTCAGGAGATACAGGTGGAGACTACATAATTACTCCTATGGTTTCTGATCAGCAGTTGCTTAACTGGATGGGTCATCCTTATCAGATGACAACTCACCTTCCTATTGATCTAACAAAAGGTAACTCTACTAATTGTGCTGAAATTTTCTTCGGCAACTGGAAAGACATGCTTATCGGTTTTTGGGGTGGAGTTGAACTTATGGCTTCTAAAGAAACTTCTACCGCCTTCCAGACTGATCAGACATGGATTAGGATTTTCCAGGAAGTTGACGTTCAGGTTAGACATGCTGAGTCTTTCTGTCTAATCAATGACGCGACTATTGCGTAATCGAAACTAATTATAGGGGAGTGAAAATCTCCCCTCTTAAAATCTTAGGAGGTAAATTATTATGAACAAGTCTTTAGGAAATGCAATTGCTGTCTTCTCAAGTATTGCTCCTTGTACAATAGGAAGTGGTGCTACAGCAGCTTCCGCTACTGGTACTGGTGTGGATAGAAAAGGTTATGAAAGTGCTGTATTTTCTTTTCATAATGCACAGCCAGCAGGAACACCTCTCAATGTTACAATAACTTGTACGATTGAAGAGTCTGCTGATAACAGTACATTCGCAGCCGTTGATTCTCCTGCTGCTGTAACTCATAACGTCACCAATACCTATACTGTTACGGAAGTAAGCTGTGATCTAGTTGGTCTTGATAGATATGTTCGTGCTGTTATGTCTACTCAGTTTAACAGTGGAACTAATCCTACGGTAGCTGTGTCTGCTGAAGCAATTCTCGGCATGAAAACAGACCTTCCTGCCTAATCTGACTATTGGGGGAGAATATGAAAGTAATAGTTAGAAAAGGATATGTGGTTAGGTTAAGAGGCAAATTATATGGGGAGGGTACTGAATTGCCTTCCCCAATTATAACTGAAGTATTAAAAGACCAATCTTGGAAAGTTTATACAGTAGAGGAGAAAGTAGATGGGCGCAAAAAAGAAAACAAAAAAGCAAAAGAAACAGAAACCACAGAAGACCCAAAAAAAGTAGAAGATGTGGTTAACAACAGGATGGTAGGAGAAACCTTAGTAAAGACAAGAGGTAACTAATGAATGTTACTAGTATCTGTTAGTGATGTTAAGACATTCATGGAGAAAACAGATACTTCTCATGATGCCTTAATTGGAATGATTATTGAATATGTGTCTGCTAAGATTGAAATCTTTTTAAATAGGAATTTGTCTAAAGAGTATAGAACTAAAACTTTTGATGTAAAAAGTAAAGGTAAGAAATATTTTTTAGATTCCTATCCAATAGATTCTTCTGCTAATATAACTGTAACTTTAGACGATACTGTAGAAACAATAAATGAAGATTATTATGTTTGGTTTAATGAAGGTGTTGTTGAGTTTGATTATCAACCTACCTATATAGAACCAAAACAAATAGTTATTGATTGGCTTGGTGGTTATGAAATATTTACAACTACTATTGCTGGAGTTATAAAAAATGAATTATATAGTTCTGAACTTCCAGATGCAATAAAGTTTGCCACATTAATGCAAACTGCTTATGTTTATAGAAATAGACTTCAATTAGGAGTCCAATCTACTACATTACCAAATGGAAGTCTTCAGGGTATTTTTTCTGGTGATTTGTTACCTGAAGTTAAGAGTATGTTAAAGATGTATAGAAAACCAGCAGGTGGTAATATTTAATGTTTGATATTAGAATAAAAGTATTGGGAACAGAATATATTGAACAACTAAAAAACAAAGTCAGTGGATTACCACGTTTTGTTTCTGATTATGCTTTTACTCATTTTCATGCAGTTTTAAATAAATTTGATAGATCAACAATAAATAATATCATCTATGGTCCCGGTGGAGTAAATAGAAGAACTGGTGGGTTAGGAAAAGCTCTTATTTCTTATGTGAAGAAAATAAATCAATATGCTTTTTATGCTGAAGCTGATTTTAGTGATCATGTTCCTTATGTAAACACTCATGTTGGAACTGGTTCACAGCATATTGTTGTAAAAAATGCTAAACATCTTTACATCCCTAAAGCTGGTGGTCCTGCTGATGTATACCCTAGACAACCTGTTAGAAATTTTTACGGTAAGCATAAAATACAAGATATGTATAATTTAGCGAATTCTGTTACAATCCCTAGAAGGATAAACCCTGTTGATATTCAAAATAATCTTGAGAATATTATAGGGAGTGAAATGCCTAGTATTGCTATGAGAGCATTGAATAATTGGAAGAAAACCAATGGCTACTAAAAGACAGACTATACTAAGTAATATACAAACCATAATCAGAGCAGTTACTATAGATGGAGAAACTGTTTTTGATTCTAGCTCTGTTAAATTGGATAAACAACCTCCATCAGAATTAGCTACTGCTACATTCCCACAATGCTTTATATATTCTGGTCCTGAACAAAGAGTAGAGGATGAGAGGGCAGTTATTGGTAAAGAAACTTGGGAATGGGTAGTATACTTAGAAATTTGGGGTTCAGATAATGTTATGGAAGACATATTAAATGCAATACATTCTGCTATGTTTGCTGATTATAAATTTACAAATACAGCAGTATGGTCAGTAAGAATTGGTGCTGATAGTCAAACCGTAGACCCTACATATCAAATAGAATCTATGGTTATACCATATAGAGTTATTTATAGAAATGTTAATGGTAACATGGAAGAGTAAAATATAGGAGGAATTAAAATGGGACAAGCAAAGGGTAGTAAATCTAAAATTATATATGAGTCAGAGGCAACTTACAAAACAACTAATCCGGCTGCATTAGCTCATGTTCTACCATTTACAAGTGAGTCTCTTAGGATGAGTAGGAATCTACTTGACTCAGCCACATTACGTGGTAGTAGAAGTTCTATTCAACCAGTTAGGGGAAATCAGGAAGTAGCTGGAGATATTACAGTTGAACTAGACCCATATATGGGTAAACTTTTATATCATACATTGGGAACATTCTCAACATCAGGAGCTAATCCTTATTCTCACACATTCAAAATATCAGACCTTCCAACTGGTCTTACTATTGAGAAACAGTTTACAGATTTAACAACTCCTGAATACTTTGTATTTAATGGTTGCAAAGTTAATAGTATGAAATTAACTGTTAAACCTGAAGGTTTTGTGGAAACTACATTCAACTTTATGGGTGCAACTCATACAGTAACAGCAGCTTCATTTGACACAGATGCAACAGACTATACATCTTCAGCAGTTGGTGGAGTATTTGATGGTTTTGAAGCAGCTATTGTAGAAGGTGGAAGTTCTTTGGGTATAGCAACTAACTTTGATATAACATTAGAAAATAATGTTGATGGTTCAATCTATGTAATTGGTGGGCAGGGAACTAGATATGCACTTCCTGAAGGAATAGTTAAAGTTTCTGGTACTGTTACTGCTTTGTTTGAAGACATGACTATGTATAACAAAGCTCTTAATAATACTGAAACAAGTCTAAGGATTACATTGACACACGGTACTGGTGTTGGCAGTGCTTATAATGAAAAACTTGAAATGTATTTTGATGAAGTATTGTTTAGCCCCCAATCTCCAGTAATTTCTGGTCCTAATGGTGTTATGGTTGAACTTCCTTTCACTGCTTATTACAAAGACGGTGCAAATTCTTCAGCATTGGCAATGATTTTGTGGAATACTCAGACAGCAGGTAACGTACAGAGCTAAAACATAGCAAGAAAGTAACTGGTTCAGAAATGGGCCAGTTACTTCTTCCTATACAATCTAATGTCTCAGGGGGAGATAATGGAAGAAGAAAAAAAAGAATTTAAGTACACTATTGGTGACAAAGTTTACTTTCAACGTAAACTTGTGCTTGGTCAAGTAAATCAATTAATAAATCTAACAAAGGGATTATCCTTTCCAGAAGAAACTACAGTTATG